TTACCTAATGGTAATTATATTGAAAAGACTGCATCTCACTTTGTTATAGTATCGGGAGATAGTCCATCGACAGCGTTGATTTCTATGAAGTCTACTCAATTAAAAATTAGTAGAAAATGGAACTCAATGATGTCTGGTATCAAGATGAAGGGTGCAAACGGAATGTTTACACCGGCATCTTTCAGCCACATTTACAAACTAAAGACTACACAAATGTCTAATGATAAAGGCACTTGGTTTGGTTGGGAAGTTAGTAAAATTGGCCCAGTAACTGACAAAGGTCTTTACGATCAAGCTAAAAGTTTTAGCGAAAACATTTCTAAAGGAAGTGTCAAAGCTAAACATGGCGAAGATAATAAACCAAAGGACCAAAGTAGCATTATATAATTCCTTCGGGATATGTGCACAGTGTGGGCCGAAAGCGAGAGTGGACGGCCCACAGAAACAGTTATTATGGATAGATATATAGAATTTTTTAGTGGATATAGGAATGCTTATGGTGTTGCTAACTTCAATCACCCTGACTCCTACATAGACTCTGTAACAGGTAAAAAGAAACCTGTGTATAGATGGAACTTCGAAGAACTTACTAACGAAATATATCAACAACATTTAGAGGGCAAGCTATCAATAGGTATTCAGCCTTGTACAGAGAGTGCATTAGTTAAGTTTGGGGTCATTGATATAGATCCAAAAGATTACGAAGACTTTAATAAGAAAAATTACATAGATACAATACAACAATACAAACTACCTTTACTGCCAGTAGAATCTAAAAGTGGTGGTTTACATTTATTTTTATTCATGGATGCATTTACAGATTCTAAAACTGTAAAATCATTCTTAACAAATTTATTATCTTTGTTTGGACTCAAACAAGATACTGAGATATTTCCTAAACAAACACAGTTAACAAAAGATAGTGAGACAGGTCAGCTACGACCAGGACAATTTATAAATTTACCATACTTTGGAGAGGAACGTAAAGCTTTGAACGTTGACGGTACGCCGTTTACACTGAATCAGTTTATGAAAGTGATCAGTGCAAACCTGGTTACAAAAGAAAGACTGAAAGAAATTACAGAAGAGATAGAAAACACAAGTATGGAAGGTGTAGACCAAGAGTTTGTTGATGGTCCACCATGTCTAGCAGCTATATCTAAAATATCTAACAATGAAAATTTTGATGGCAAAGATAGGTTTATGTACAACTATCATGTCATGGTTAAGATGAAGTATCCAGACAACTGGCAACAAAGAGTAAAAAATGCACCAGTCAAATATTTTTCTGGACAACATGCAAACGCATGGGATGACAAAATCTTAAATGCAAAAGTAAAATCATGGAACAGAAGCTCTAAAGGCTATACATGTACACAGAGTCCTTTGAGTGAACATTGTAAGAAAGGTATATGTGTAAAGAAAAAGTTTGGAGTCTTATCAGGATCTAAAGGTTCTTATCCTGTACTAACAAATTTAAAAAAGATAGATCTAGATCCAGAACCAGAGTATGAATTTGATGTTACAAAACCAGATGGTATTGGTACAGCAACAGTGCACTGTAAAAATGTAGAACACTTAAACGATCAACGTAAAAGACGTAATTCAATATCAAAAGCTGCAGGGTTTTTACCACCACTAATTAAAAATGATGAAGAGCAAACTGTAATGGATGCATTATATCTAACACAGAAAGTAGTACAACCACCGGTAGGTACATCACCAAGAGAAAAATTACATGATGTAATACACGGAAAAATAAATGGACCTAAAGCAACAAGTGATGCTGCATTTAAAACTGGATCTGTATTAATAGAAGGTGATTATGCATTCTTTAAGTTTGATAAATTTTATGACAAACTAAAAGCAAAGAACTGGAAGTATAGCGAAGACAAGACCGGTCGTATGATGCAGGTTATCTACAAAGAATGTGAGATAGAATTTCTAGAACAAAAAAGATTCCCATCAAAAGAAGCAGGTAAATATCATTCATCAACTAAAAATATTATACAAATAAATGTAAAAGAATTTGAAGAGGTACCTATACACCATACTAAAACAAAACATAAGACGGATATACTATGATCAGTAGAAAATTATTCGGGCCTCCGGGAACGGGGAAAACAACTAAACTATTAAAATATGTTAAAACATTTTTAAAACTAGGTACACCTGTAGACAAGATAGGATACTTTGCATTTACAAAGAAAGCTGCAAACGAAGCTATTGATAGAATGTTAGATGCATACCCACAATACCAAAGAAAAGATCTCAAACATTTCAGAACTTTACATTCTCTTGCTTTCAATCAACTAGGTATGAAGAAAGCTCAGGTTATGCAAGACGAACACTACGAAGACATAGGTAGGAAACTAGGTATAGAAGTTACAGTTTATTCTAATGGAGAAGAGTCTACTGGATTTATAAATTCTGATAGTGAATACTTTAATTTAATTAATGCAGCTAGAATAAAAAATATTACGATCGAATCAGAATATAATACAGATATGTACTCACAAGAAATGGACAAACGATTGTTAAAAATTATTGCTGATGAAGTAAATAATTATAAGTCAGCATTTGGATTGGTGGATTTTACAGACATGATCGACAGATTTATTGTGTCTAAATTGTGTCCAAAATTTGACGTAGCTTTTATTGATGAAGCTCAGGATTTATCACCTATACAATGGAAAATGTTCAATATTATCAAGGAAAATAGCCAATATGTTATACTAGCCGGTGATGATGATCAAGCAATTTATGGCTGGGCAGGCGCAGATGTAAAAAAATTTCAGCAAGAAAATTCAAAAAAAGACATAATTTTGCCACAATCTTACAGGGTTCCACAACAGGTGCAAAGTATAGCAGACAAGATATTAAATTTAATTCCTGATGATAGACGTATACAAAAAAATTGGAAAGCTAGAGAAGAACAGGGCACAGTAAATTATGTTTACAGTATTGAAGACGTACCTTTACATGATGGGAATTGGTTAATACTAGCTAGATATAATGACAAACTAAACAGACTTAAAACTTCATTAAAAGAACGTGGTATTTATTTTGAATTCAAAGATAGAAAAAGTTACAAGGTAACCTTGTTTAGAACTATTCTAAACTACATAAGATGGCAAAAAGGTGAAGACTTATCTCTTGCAGAAGTAAAAGATATTTTTGAATACACTAGCACCAAAGAAGAATTAACAGAAGAAAGAATGTATAATCTTGAAGAGTTTGGTTATGATAAAAACATACCCTGGTATGATGAGTTTACATCTGACTATGAAGAGTGTTTATACATAAGAGAGATGTTAAGTAATGGAGAAGAATTAAGAAAGAGTCCAAGAGTAAAACTATCTACAATACATTCTGCAAAAGGTGGAGAAGCAGACAATGTATTATTGATACTAGACAATACAAAAACAATACGAGATGCAGTTGAGAAAAGCTCTGACAAACAAGATGAGGAACACAGAGTTTGGTACGTAGGAGTAACAAGAACAAAACAAAATTTATATATCATGGCAGCAAAAAAGGAGGACCAAGGTTATGACATCGAAAGTTTGGGATAAACAGCACGGCGGGAGTCACTATCAAAAGTATAAAATTCAACCAAGTAGGTTTGTAGTAGAGAATGAATTGCTATATCCTGAAGGTTGTGCTATAAAATACATCATTCGTCATCGCGACAAGAATGGAAAGGAAGACATATTGAAAGCAATACATTTTTTAGAAATGATTATAGAGAGGGATTACAGTGAAAATTCCTAAGTTCGAAGCACAAACTGAATGGGTTAAACCCACAGAGTTTCCAGACCTACGTAATGTAGATGAGATAGCAATTGATTTAGAAACAAAAGATCCAGACTTATTAAAGAAAGGATCTGGTTCTGTAATTAATAATGGTGAAGTAATTGGTATTGCTGTTGCTACATCTTTTTACAAAGGATACTTTCCTATTGCACATGAAGGTGGTGGTAACATGGATAGGAAGAGAGTCTTATCTTGGTTAAAAGATATACTTGAAGCACCATCAACAAAAGTTTTTCACAATGCAATCTACGACGTATGTTGGTTACGGGCAATGGGATTCAAAATAAATGGTGACATAGCCTGCACAATGATTGCGTCTGCGATAACCGATGAGAATAGATTTCGTTATGATCTAAATAGTTTGTCATGGCATTATCTTGGTTATGGTAAAAATGAAGCTGCACTTGCAGAAGCTGCAGAAGAATGGGGTATTAATCCTAAATCAGAAATGTACAAACTACCTGCTATGCATGTTGGTGCATACGCTGAACGAGATGCTGAAGTTACACTAGGACTTTGGCAAGAGATGAAAAAAGAAATTATTAACCAGGACCTAGAAGATATATTTAACTTAGAGTCTGATTTGTTTCCTTGCCTGGTTGACATGAGATTCAAAGGTGTACGTGTAGATGTAGAACGAGCTCATGCAATGAAGAAACAATTTAAGCAAGCAGAACAAGATCTGTTACATAAAATAAAAAGTGAAACAAATATTGATACACAAATTTGGGCAGCTAGATCTATTGCAAATGTATTTGATATGTTGAGATTAGAATATCCAACAACAGATAAAACAGGTGCACCATCATTTACAAAAAACTTTTTACAGGAACACGAGCATCCTGTTGTAAATATGATTGCACAAGCAAGAGAGATCAACAAAGCACACACAACATTTTTAGATTCTATACTACGTTATGAGCATAACGGTAGAATACATGCCGAGATAAATCAGTTAAGGAATGCTGGAGGAGGTACGGTGACTGGTAGGTTCTCTTATCAGAACCCGAACCTTCAGCAGATTCCTGCACGGAACAAGGAACTTGGACCTAAGATAAGGTCGTTATTTATACCCGAGGACGG